CCATATGCTTCTTTGGAAATCTTATCTCTACCTTTAAGATATAGTTCTAGTTCTAATACGAGGTTAGATACGTTTGCGGCAGTAGAACTTTCAATAAAAGCGGTCACCTCTCTACGAGTGAACTTAGATGCCTTCACATAACTATAAAAATTAAACAGGAACTTTCCATCGAAGGCAGCATCAATTGATCGTTCAACGAGGGTGTAAAGTTCTTCAGTGGATTCCATTAGATAAGTTTGTTTTCTTGAAAATAGTGCAGCGTGTCTTTGAATCCTCCGATGTGTTTGGTATTAATGGAGATCTGGGGGAACGTAGCACCCTCACCAAACTCAGCGTAGAATTCTCTTTTAGTAAAATGCTTCTCGTATTTGTACTCAGTATATTTTACATCTAAATTATCAAATAACATCTTGGCACGTTCACACCATTGACAATTACTTTTTGAATAGAGAATGACTTCCATGACCTCCGAAGGAATAACTGCTTCTAATTATACCAATAAAAAAAGGGGGTGTCAACCCCCTAGTAATCAGAAAGATAACTCTCACACTTATCAGGATTCTTTTTACAGAACTGCCTGACATAAGAGTCAGCATCAACTTCCATGGTGTAATGTGCATGGTTATGCATGACACCAACAAGAATAAGAAAACCCACTAACAAAAGATTGAAGTGGGTAACTGGAGAAGTTAAGATTCTTTTCATAAAAAAAGGGGACCGAAGTCCCCTAGATTATAGCAGAAATCAGAAAGAATACTTCAGACCTACTTTAGTTCCATAACCACGGTCAACAGAATCCGAACCAGAACCGATGAAGGAGATCTCACCGTATGCTCCCAGAGCATCACTCAGAGCAACGCCAAGACCTGCCTTACCAGAAGGAACAGTTTCAGAACCAACACCGTCAGTAGAGACGACGGATCCACCAACTTGCACATAGTATGAAGCAGATTCGCCAATAGCGTCTTCATAACCCACGTGAAGATCTGTGGTCGTTCCAGTGTAATCGGATCCAGTGAAACCTGAGTTCGCCTCTACGTTCAAGTAGGGACCTGCCAGGGCAGCACCAGGAGCAGCGAAAGCAACAGCTGCAGCGGAAGCAGCGAAAGCAGTTTTGATCATTGTTTTTAAATTCCTTAAGTAAAGTACAGTCAACTGTCACATGTGACAGTTGTAATATATGTATACAAAGTATACAATTAGTCAGGTGTGGATATCCTGACCACGGAAGAGGTGGGATTTGAACCCACGGTGCCCTTGCAGACACGCTGGTTTTCAAGACCAGTGCCATCAACCACTCGACCACTCTTCCCAGAATCATCCCAGTGTTTGATGACACCAGAGATGATAAACGCATTCGTGACCATATAGGAAACGAATATGACAGTTCTCACAGTGGCAACGTAGTTGTCATAGGGTGCTGTCTTGTCATCGGAGAAACTCCCTAGGGAGTATTTCCAAATCTTAATCAGGGTATCCATCATCGTCATCTGTAGATAGAGGACGACACTTGGCGATCTCTTCATACGTGGTGTATGCAGAGAGATCAGAATAGATCTCTGATTCTAGTTCGCTGGTGAGTCGTTTAAGATCGCTCAACAACGCTTTCAACTTTACTCTATCCATTGGCATTTGTCAACCCCCTTTCTTAATGTAACCAAAGTCCTCCAGATATTGGCGGGTCAATGGTGTTGGTTCGTAGATCTCCCACATCTTGCCTGTAGCACAGGCAGCAAGAGCATCCTTGGTCATGTTCTCAGTTCTACCTGCCCATCCTGCTTCTGCCTCCCAAGGCACAGCATGTTTGGGGTAGGTTCTCTCTGCCATGACACGCCAGATCATAGGAACTTCATCTTCAGGTAGGATAATAGCAATCAAACTATTATCAATAGTCCCTGCCATGCAGTCCTGGGCAGCGTGCCACCCTTCATGACGCATAACCTGCATCAATACACCAGGTTTACCCATGTATTTCTTATTAAGGAAAAAGTTATTTCCTACTGTATGGTATACACCACGGTGTTCAGGTGGAAAATACTTTTCATCTGCTAGAAACACCCTAACTCCGACCTGGTTAAGGGAGACAAGCATGTTGTTGAACTCGTTAGCAACAAAATAAAAATCATCAGTATTAGGATACTGAGAAGATACATCAAGTAAACTGAATACTTCTTCGACTCCATCGGTACACTCCTGTAGTAGCATACACCCCATAGAATCCATAGTATTGAAACCCTTGGTGATTTTAGAGTCGTCTGCTAAGGCAGGGAAAGCAAGTGCTGCTGATGCTGCAACTGCTGCTATAAATTTCTTCATTGTAATACTCCATCTATAAATTTAATTTTCATTCTGGGAAAAGGAGCGTACTTAGCATCCCATTTAGTGGGATATACCTCAATCTCTCCAGTAAAAAGAGTTGGTCTGACCTTACCACGATTACCATTGGGAACTACTTTCCAACCCATTACTGGATGAATGTCAAAATCTGCAGTACCTGAGTAATCAATTTGAAAAAAACGACCTGCTGGATCAATCCAATAGGTTGCCATTATGCTCTCTAAATCTTTAGTTTGCAGTTCTCTGTTCCAGAATCCTGGTCCTAAATCATAGGAGGATCTGATGGTGTCAAACATTCCCATACTAGTCAAGTACCTCTATCCTATCTAGTTGCTTTGTCCCTGCCCATTCAAACCAAGCAGATCTCAGCACTTCATAGTCATCAAAGATTGCTGCCTTCTTATTTTTAAAAATTAGTTTGTACCTATGACGATTATAGGGAGCATCAGAGGTGTTAGTAAAATAGGGCATGATGATTAGATAAAAAAAGAGAGGGGTTGAACCCTCTCTGGTCACTTCCTTCACACGGAAGTTATAGTATACACGAAATAAAAGGTTTTGTCAACCAATCACTTTGTGTATGTCTTACCACGATAGCAGAATGTACCGTGTGACTCTTTGGACTCTACACAACGTGTGTCATACTCGACACCACGATAAGCAGTGTGAGAGATCTGAGCGTCATGAAGAGCAGCAGCTTTCTTGATCTGCTTCTGAATGATAGTAAGTGTGTTCATTTGATGTACTCCTGAAAGTAAGGGTGGTTTAATCCCCGTTCCTTCAGTCGTTTGCGTCCCAATAACAATCAGGTGTTGATTCCTTTACGGTCTCTACAAGTTCTACCTTGATAGTATCAGGCAGATTTTTATGTGCATCAATCCTCAGCAGGATAGCATCGGCATCAGCACAACTAATTGTAGTGTATAGTAGTAGATCTACCATTGGGATGAACGCTCCGTTCCGCGACTTACTTGCGTCCCACCACTAGAGTGGGATGAACGACAGGTCTATTATAGACCCTCATGTCCTATTTAGTCAAGTTTATTTCTGAATGCAAACAAGAGTGCTGGAACCTGTCATGTGACATCCAACAACTTTTTTACTGCCCACTTGCCCCAGCACTGCCATCGTGATTATGAACAGCATCGTCGTCTGTGCCACAATCATGTACGGGACTACTTTCTTTAACGTTAGTTTCTTTAAGTTCTTCATATGCAAGGGTCATTATTGTGTAGATGTAGTAAGCGACACCCGCTAGAAGTATTATCAAACTAATAACAACACTCCACGTGACATCATTCACGTCGTTTAAGGGTCTTAGGATCAAATGCATTATAACGAGGGTTTTCCTTTACCTCTCTATCTATCATGGCAGCAAACTCGTCACAACAAATACACCATTTTCTTCTCGCCTCTGGCGCACCTAATGCTTTTTTCTCCACAAGCGTTCCCACTCCCTCCAAAGGTCTGCACATTCATCTGATTTTTTCTGAAGGTGTGGTTCTCGGTACATGAGAATTATTTCTGAAATTGGTGTTCTAATATCATCCTGTACAATGAGTCACGTAAGTACCATAGGTGCTCTTGTTCATCAGCAGGACGAGAAGGAGAACCTGGCCAATATTTAATAGTTTCTTTTACGGAATGATGGAGTAGATAAATATCCTCTATTGTCAAATTAACTTGAAAATCATACTCTGGAAAATCTTCGTCATTCATAATTCATGGATTCTTGGGGTCAATACCTAACTGTTTAAGATATTCTGTCCACCAACAGGGATCTTTTTTAGTTTTCCAATCAGGAACAGGTAGTCCATGAAGCGAATAGTATTCGCTAATCGCTTCATCGATAATCTGTGCGATCTCCATATTCCTCTTCCTCTTCATCAACGTCTGCATATGGGTTTGCCACGTAGGGTCCTCGTTTTCGTAAAGGTTCTTTCCTGACATAATCCGTTTCTGCATTAACTGCTTCGACCCAGACGGCAAGTTTTGTTACGATGAATAATATGATGAGTGGTAAGAAACATGCTACTAATATAACTGGTTTCATTTGTGTTTCCTTGTAAAAGGTTCCCAGTGCTCCCATCTATATTTATGTACTAAGTACATTCCTATGATAGGAACAAATACTAGACACCATGCCATGAATCCACATGCTATCGGATTATTTAGTGTCCGTCCACAGAATCTAGCAAACTCTAGTATCATGATACATCTAAGAAAATTTCTGGTTCTTCATCATCATCAATGTATTCGGTCATACGAAGTTGTTTAATACGTTCGTATAAATCCTTTCGCAACTCCCTATGTTGGTCCACTTCTTCTTTACTTAGTGGACCATGCCGTCTGTTTAAACTCATGCTGGATAGTCCCAATTGGTAATTTGATCTACTTTATATTGCGGTCCCCAGACCCCAGACATATAGAGGTAAGGAGCAGTACGAATGGGGCAAAACTCACCAGTACAGAGAAGGTCATCAACGATCCTCCAGGACTCCATAACTTCATCAGCATGAACAAAGTGTGATTGATCTCCATTTATGGCGTCGTAAAGTAACTTCTCGTATCCATCGATTGCTCTGTCTTGGGGATAGTCGTGGGTAAGAGTAGCTTGCTCAAGTTCATCGCCAAGACCAGGTGACTTAATATCCATACGGATGTCGAGATGAGGATTAGGTTGTAAACGCATACAAATGCGATCATTAATTTCCCCTTCATATAATTTTAGCGGTGGTGCTTTGAGTTTAATAACTACCTCTACACATTGATATGGTAGTTTCTTACCAGTCATGACGTTAAAAGGAACTCCCTGCCAACGCCAGTTATCGACGAATAGAGAACCAGCACAATAGGTAGGAGTGCCACTGAGAGGATCAACACCCTCTTCATCTTTGTAACCATCATACTGCCCCAGGATAAAGTTTTCAGACATTCTAGTAGCGGCAAGCACCTTCACCTTCTCTCGTCTAATCTCTGTTGCTGACATTCTACAGGGTGCCTCCATAGCAATGAGTGCTAGGACTTGTAGAATGTGATTCTGGAGCATGTCACGAACCTGACCAGCAGTGTCATAGTATTGAGCACGACCTTCACAACTAATAGTTTCAGTTGCAAAGATTTGAATCTCTTCTATGTACTGCCTATTCCAAAGTGGTTCCAATAGAATATTGCTAAAGCGGGTGGCAAGGATATTATTAACAGTATCTTTACCGAGATAATGGTCAATCCGATATACTTGTTTCTCGCGTAAGTGTCGAGCAACCACATTTGATAGATGATCAGCAGATTTATAATCGTGCCCAAAGGGTTTCTCAATAACCACACGCGAGCGTTCTGGGTGGTCGAGGAGTCCTGCTTCTTTAAGATTTCCGATTGCGTGTTCATAGGTATCGGGGGGTACAGATAAGAAGTAAGTTGTATCATCTGCTTTTGGAAGATTCATTAAAGAATCTTTATCAGAAAGATTGGTAGATACCCAATCTAATCTGTGTAGAAAATCCTGAGGATAATCTCCAAGGGATTGAACCCAGGATTCCTTAGGAATTTCTCTGCGAGACGTGCCAACAATTACAAGATTGTCTGGGATTAATTGTTTTTCATGTAATTTAAATAGTGCAGGAATAAGTTTCCTACGACATAGATCACCTGTAGCGCCAAAGATAACAATTTGACTAGTAGAAATTTTAGTGTGCTGTTCCATTTCCTTTGTAGTCCTCCGAGTCGTAGTAGTCATTTTCACCTTTTCGTATCCCGAAATAGATTGTGGAAAGTACAAAGGGTATTGCTGTCCAAAGTAAGACATTACCGAACATCGTGACCTCCGAACATTGCCCGCATTCCGTTTAAAATCTTGGACGCGAAAGTACCAAGATTGCGTGAGTTAAAACGCTCATACAATGCACTGCTGATGACAGGAGCGGGTACGCCAAGATCCACAGCAGCGTGAACCGTCCAACGACCCTCACCACTGTCTGATACTCCCCCATCGAACTTGCCAAGTTCTCCATCACGACGTAGAACATCAGCGGTAAGGTCAAGTAACCAAGAACCAACAACAGAACCACGACGCCATAACTCAGCAACCTCAGCAACGTCAATGTCATAGCAATAATCGGCAGGGTTGTCCATTGGGGCAACCTCTGCGTCTCCTTCCTTGACGTACTTGGATCCAGCGTTTGCCTCATGTAAGATGTTGAAACCCTCTGCATATGCCTGCATCATACCATACTCTACACCGTTGTGGACCATCTTTACAAAGTGACCAGCACCTGGTCCTCCACAATGTAACCAACCATGCTCACTGGATGACTCCCAACTCATAGGGTCAGTTCTGGAAGCACCGCCGATGCCTGGTGCGAGTGCCCTAAAGATTGGAGAGCAGGCGGATACTGCAGTATTTGCACCACCAACCATAAGACAGTATCCACGGTCCAGACCGTAAACACCACCGCTAGTGCCACAGTCAAGATATTGGATACCCAACTTAGCAAGTTTTTCTGCCCTCCTGCGAGAGTCCTTAAAATTACTATTGCCATGATCAATAATAATATCTCCCTCCACACAAAACCGTAGTAACTCATTTAATGTATCCTCCACTGTTTCTGCTGGTACAACCATCATGAATACCCCAGGTGCTTTACCTGGACCTTCAGTGAGAGGGTTTCGATTAGTATGTACTATTTGAACAAGATTTTCCAGAGTAGTGGCACATCCACTGATATAACCCTTCTCAAATTGTTCTTCTGCTTTCTTATAATTGTTGCGATATCCATGAACTTCATGTCCTGCTTTGAGTAGACGACGGGACATACCTTCTCCCATTCGTCCGAGTCCAATCATTCCTACTTTCATCATTCTCCTTTAAATTGTAATTTTTAACCAGGGTACTATTGGATCTATAACTCCAATAAGTCGAAGCAGACCTTCAGCAAAAAGTGCGAGAACAACCCAACCAACACACATACTGATAATTCCAGCATTACGATTATGCTTTCGTATGGCATCATCGATCATCTCCTGAACTTTTTGTTCTGTAACATAGTGTGGTGGTTTAATCTCAGTAAATCTGTGTGCCATGTCGTCAACCATTTCCTGGACTTCTTGTTTAGTTGCCCATTCAGGCGGTTCCATTTCAGGTGGATAGTCCTTGAACATTAAATCTTCTCCATGGCAAGTAAGAGTTCTTGATAATGGTGAATCTCGTCATTCATTATAGCGATGATTTTCTCATCGTCAACGTGACGTGTTAGGTATTCAGCATAGGTCATAGATGCATGAAGTTCTACCTCAGAATTTAAGTGATAAGCAGACACAGGATCCACAAAATAATAAACGACCATGATCCAATAGTAAATAAGGACCAGGTGATAAGCGAAGAATCTGTCAATCCAAGCAGTGTGACCTCCACGCTTCTCCATTTCTGCAAGGTGTTCTGTCTCATTGACTGTCTGTGCGAAGTGTTCTTTCATTAAATGGAAGTGTGCTTCTGTTCGCAAACCAAGAGATTCTTTGAAATGAAGTACACTCAAAAACGCAAAATAGGGTGCCCGAGCAATTGTCTCAAGCACCCAAAAACGCTGCACATCCCGACCCCTATAAAGGAAGTCAAGGATGGCAACTGTGATATTTAATGTAAATGTGTTAAATTTCTGCATGAGCGGCGTCCCAATCTTTTTGGAATCTATCCAAACCATCTTCAGTTAGAATATGGTTGTACATTTCCCAGAAGTGTTTAGGGGGCATCGTTACAACCTGAGCACCATTGTACCAGGAGCGAACAGCACGCTGAACGCTACGAATAGATGCAGATAGTACCTGAGTTTGCACCCCATAGATACGATACAGTTCAGAGATTGAACGAACAACCTCTAGTCCTGCTACAGATTGATCATCAAGTCGTCCCACAAAAGGAGACACATAAGTAGCACCTGCTTTAGCAGCAAGAACTGCTTGGGCAGCACACATGACCAATGTAACATTAGTTTTGATTCCTGCTTTGTTAAGAACTCGACATGCCTTCAGTCCTTCAACTGTGCATGGAAGTTTAACTGTAATGGCAGGACCCATTGCAATATACTGCTGTGCTTGGGCAATCATTTCTTCAGCAGTGTCAGCAACAACCTCTGTAGAAACACTTTCAAAATTAGGGAATTCCTTTACAAGTTGCTGAGCAACTTCTGGAAGGGTTTTCCCACTACGAAGAATAAGTGTAGGGTTGGTGGTGACACCATCAATCAAACCAGTTTCATTAGCAGCACGAATCTCATCGAGGTCTGCTGTGTCAAGAAAAATCTTCATTAAGTTGTGAGTGTAAATCATGATACGTGGACAGTTCCAATCATGCCTGCACCCTTATGGGGGGCACACCAATAAGTATAGTCGCCAGGATCAGAAAATGCAAGGTCAAACTCTTCACCTGGTAACATTGCCAGGGATTCGTGACCTAAATCTGGACGACCTTCCACAATAACATTGTGGGGTGGAAGCATGTTGTTAATAAAATGTACTGATTCGCCAGCACTAATTGATACTTCGGCAGGTTCAAATACTAAATTACCTTCATAACCCATTTGAACGTCTACTGCCCATACAGGAGCAGCAAAAAACATTGTAGCGATAAGTGCAAAAAGAAACCTCATATTCCTTTATATGACTACATTATGTATTTGTTAATAGGTAATTGTTACAGTAGAATGTCAGTGATCCCTCACTGATCTTCCTCTGAAATTTTGTCTAAAAATGCTGATCTTTTTTCCCATGTATCTCCACTGTCAGATCCTTTGACTGGGTTGATACATGTTTCATCACCATAGTTATTACATACTAGACCAGCAAGATCATGAGGATCTCCAAGAGATCCAGTATGCCAATAATGTTGACCATCAATCCATTTTGCCTCACACTTGGGGCATATACGGATGTCCATATTTGTATTGGGATGTGTGGATATAAAAACTATTTAGGTCTAAACGGACAATTATAGCATCCTGATCCACAACATCCTCTAGGTGAAATGCTTTTGGATGACTTCGATGCGTTCTTCTTCATGAGCAATGATATCTAATTGTTCTTGAATGGCACCTAGTACGTCTGGATGTTCTCCAATACCTACAGGGTTATGTAAGTAGATTTCAATATTCAGTTTTGCTTTTTCAATATTACCCTCTGCATTACTAAGTAAAGCAGAGAGTGTTCTATCTCTTAGATTGCAAGACATTAGTAAAGTTCCTCCTCTTTCTCTGCAGCGATAACTACATCGCTAGTTGGGTATGATACACAAGTGAGAAGAAATCCTGATTCAATTTGATCATCATCTAGGAAAGATTGATCACTTTGATCCACAGTTCCCTCTTCAATCTTACCAGCACACGTAGAACATGCACCAGCACGACAAGAATAAGGACCGTCTACACCTGCTTCATCTGCAGCATCTAGAATATACTGATCAGGTTCGCAGGGGAAAGTAAACTCACCTTCAGAAGTTTTGAAAGTTACAGTGAACGACATACTTTGTTTTGTTACGATGTATCTTATGTATTATAGCATAAAGGATTGCCAATTGGCAACCCCTTGCTAATCTTCTGTGTTGAAAAGATCTTCTAATCTCTGCTTCTGATCACTGAATTCTTTACTATTCATTTCAGAAACATCAACATACATCACTTCTTCACCAGGTTCTGGTGCTTCTGGATGTCTAGTTGTTTTAATGGGGGTATCCATCTCATTAATTGATTTGATGTTCCCCCATATTAAAGCGAAAGCACCTCCACCGATAGCAAATAAACATGCAAAGTATAGAAATGCAATCATTTTTTACCCCATGTGTCTGAAATTTTCATATAAAATTCTTGATGTTTTATATAGGGTAATGATAAGTCGGGTAAGTAAATACCCGACAACTAATCCGATTAGGAATTGAATCACAATGCGTTACCTCTAGGAAGAACTTCCTCAGGGAATACGAAGTTCTCATGTGGTTGGTCGGCAGGTGCCATCCAAGCACGAAGTCCTTCATTCAGAAGAATATTCTTGGTATAGAAAGTTTCAAACTCTGGATCTTCTGCTGCACGAATCTCCTGAGATACAAAGTCGTAAGCACGAAGATTAAGAGCGAGTCCAATAATACCGATAGAACTGACCCAGAGACCCATGACGGGAACGAAGAGCATAAAG